GCGGCGAGCACGGGCAGCCTTTCCTCGAAGAGCCTCGCGGTCTCGGCCACGTCAAGCGCGTTGGCATAGTCGCCGGACAGCTTTGGGAGCTCTATGCCGTACTCGTCGCGCAAAACCATGCGCACGAGCCCGTAGCAGTCGCAGCCGCCCCTGTCCCTGCCGTTCGACGCGAAGGGGATGCCTATGTATTTTTTCACCCACCCGTAAGTCAAAAGAACAGCCCCCCAAAGTCCTCAGGCGCGTAGGTGCCCCTGGGGAACTTGCGGTCGGCAAGGTAGAAGTCGTGCAGCTCCCCCTCGACGGTTTCCTTGCTCGCCCTCACGTTGCGCAGCCTGTACCTCAGCGGCCCCCGCTCGTAGGAGTCCGGCGTGTCCTCCATAATTACGCAGACCGTGACGGTTATCTCCTGCCCGGCGGCTTTCTTGATTTCCTGGAATATCGAAAGGTCGGTGTTGTCGATGGCGAGGCGGCACGGCCTCTGCGCTCCGCTTGACTGCTCCGGCAGGATCACCGTGAACCCGGCAGCCGCGTAAGCGTTCCCCCGCGAGGTGACGTTCTGGTTGTTGTCCACGAAGCGCAGCAGTACGCCCCCCGACGTCTCGACCGTCAGGAGGTGGAGGAAGACTTTCTCGGTCTCGGGGGCAAGGACGGCTTCCGTCGCCCCGGGCGACATCCTGCTCATGGTAACCTCTGTTTAGCGCAGCTGAATGGCAGCGCATTATACTCGAATATGAAACTTTGTTTCATAAGCGCTCCAGCGACATCTGTATCTCGAACATCCCGTCCACGGAATTCTCCGCGTAGTCCTCCGTGAAGCGGAATTCGGCGGTCTCGAGCGTTTGCGGGTCGGTGAAGCCGAACCGCAGCACCCCGTCCGCAAGCTCCGTGCGGTAGAACCGCTCCAAAATGCCGCGCTGCTCGGCGGACAGCGCCATCCTGCCCGTGAAAATTTTTGTGGACGCGGTGTAGCGCCTCCGCGCCTTTTTCGGGCCCGCGTCCATCGCGGTGCGCAGGACGCCTGAGCTGCGCCTTGCGGACAGCCCTTCCATGAGCAGCGTTTTTGGCAGCGTCTCCGGCCAGTGTATCCCGGCCATGCTACACCCCCACCGGGCGGCTGCCAAAGCGCCTCATGGCGCTGTCCGCCTTGCCAGACGCAATGTGGCTGTTGACAAGGTTCCCGACAATCACGTCAAGCCGGGTGTTCCCCTCGCCGTCGGTGCGCTCCTCTTTGCGCACTTCGGCGTTGGCGTAGTTTATGACGTTGACCGTGACTTTCGCCGCCGCCCCCGCAGTCTGCACGCCGAGGTTGCCGTTGGCCATGCGCGCCAGCGGCACTATCGCCTCCGGGCCCGCCTCGCCCATTTTCCCCAGCCTGCCGGGGGTCCCGCCGTACCTGAACAGTGTCGGCTGGCCCACGACCTGGTTGGTGAACGCGCCGCCTTGGGCGAAGGCCCGCATTCCGTCCGCGCAGAAAGCGTTGCCCTGGGCGTTTGCCTGCGCATCGATCCCCGGCTCGGTCCTCCCGCCGACGTAGCCGCCTATGAGGGCAGCAGACCCCGCCGCCGCGACGAAGCCCAGCCCCAGTGCCCACTGCCCCTGGGAGATGAGCTGCAGCCCCGCCTGGAGGAACATCGTGGGGAGTGCGTTGAGTATCTCCTGGCTCATCGCGGCAAGCGCGCTCCTCATCGACTCCCCGGCGTCCCTGCCCAAGCGCCTCGCCTAGCGACTTGATTCCGTTCAGGGTTGCCCCTGCCGCGATGTTCAGGAGGGAATCCTTGACGCCGTCGAGCGTTTCCTTGAGCTTTTCAGCCTGCAGGAGCTCGTCGCGCAGGTTGAGCGTTGCCCTGAAGGCGGCCATCTCCGCCTCGGTCGCCCCTTTTGCGGCATAGGCCGCGATGGCGAGCTCCCCCTGCGACTTGCCGATTTCCCTTATCTGCCGGTTGTACTCCTCGAGGGTTTCCTTCCGGCCGAGCTCGTCCGTGAGCCTCCCGATTTCCTCGGCCTGCTCGGGCAGCGCTCCGTTCGCTACTGCAAGGTCGCGGGCAAGCTGGCCTTCCGACTTGCCGAGGTCGGCTATTTTCTGCCGGAGCCCCTCGATGGCATCGGCGGCGGCCTTCTGGCCGGCGGCGGCCTTCATGGCGTCCTCCGCGGCCTTTGCCTCAGCGCCAAGCCGCCTGTATTGCTCGATGAGCGGCGCAATCGAGGTGTCTATTGCCGTGAACCCGGAATCTATGTCCGCGGGGTTGATGGAAAAAAGCCCCGCCAGGGCTTTTTGGATGTCCGCCTGCTGGCCGCGCAGCGCCCCGGCGACGTCGAATTCCTCGCCTAACGCTGCCGACACGGTCTTCCCCGCCCCCAGCGAGCGGCTGAAGTCGGAGAGGAACAGCTCCGCCGCGACTGTTCCCGCGGACTTGCCCCCCTTGCCTGTGATCAGGGCGGGGTCGATGCCGGCGATCTCCCCGTACCATTCCTGCCAGCGCTTTTTTGCGGCGGCGGGGATGGGCGACGGCTCAATGCTTTTGGGGTCAACCGTCAGCGTGACGGGGATGGCGATTATACCCTTGGACAACGAGTATTGTTTTCCAATTCCCGCAAGCGCCTGGTTGATTACCTCTTGCTGCGCCCGGATGTCTTCTGAGAGCTTGTGCCTCTCTGCAATAAGCCTGTCCATTTCCCTTTGCTGGATATGCCTGAGCGGAGTATAGCCGGCGGCCTCGGCCGCTTTCATCGCGTCATAGGTTTCGCCGGTTAGCCGCACTGTATCGCGCAGTGCCGCCTGATAATCTAATAGCTTTTTTATCCTGGCTGACTGGCTGTCAATTGTTTTTTGCTCACTTTGCTGCCTGGCGAGATCAAGCGCCTCTTTTACGGTTGTATTGTTTTTATTAATAACGCCGCTCAGTTCAGGGTATAATTTTATCAGTTCCCTTGTGGTTTTTTCGTCAAGGATTTTTTCGTCATTGCCGGCGGAATAATTGACCAGCAGATCTTTTGCGGCTGCGCCTGTTTTCTTGATTTCATTTTGCAAATTCTCGTACGCGTTTGCCTGCTTGTTGATTACCCCGGCCAATGCCGCCGCGCCGGCAATCGCCCCGCCGATTGCAAGCATGTACGGGTTTGCCGCAAGCGTTGCCATTGCGGCGCCTATCCCCCTGATCGCGGCGATGGCGGGCCCGGATATGGCCACCACCCCGCCCATGCCTATGGCAAAGCGCTTGGTCCCCTCGTCCATGTCGCCAATCCCGCGCAGGGCGGAGCTCGCCCCGTCGAGCAGCCCGGTCGCCATCGGCAGCATCAGCTCGCCGAACGAGGCAAGCGCCTGCTTCGCGTCGCCCATCGCGCTCGAGAATTTTTCCATGGTCGTGTTTGACATCTCGTCCATCATGCCCGCGAACTGCCCGCCGGGGCCCGTCATGCCCCTGAAGGCCTTCTCCAGGTCGGAGAAGCCGAGCCTGCCCTCGGCGGCCATGCGGCGGATTCCCTCCTCCGACGTGCCAAGCTCCCTTGCCATCTGCCTGAGGACGGGGATGCCCTGCTGCTGGAGGCCGGCCAGGTCACGCGCGGTCAGCCTTCCCTGGGCGCGCACGCGCTCAAACGAGCCGGAGACGGCCCCGAACGAGCCGCCGGTCCCGGCGGCGACGTCGCCCAGCATCTGCATTGTCCGGGTGGCGTATTCGGTGTCGTGCCCCATGCCCACCATCGCCTTGCCGAGCGAAAAGACCTCGCCTGCGGAAAGGCCGGGGGAGGCCCCCAGCCGCCGCCATTCCTCGAACACCGAGGACGCTTCCTCCGCGTCGCCGAGCATGTTTTTGAGGGAGGTTTTTAATTTTTCGTTCTCCCCGGCAAATTTGATCGCGGCGACGCCTGCGCCGACAATGGAGGCGGATACGACCAGCGCCTTTTTTGATATGGCGTCTATCGCGTCGCCGAGGGACTTGGTTTCCCCCTCCGCGTCGCCGACGCTCTCGCCGAGTTTCCTGAAATTCTCCACCGCCCGGGCAACCTCGGCCTCGACCAGCACCCGCAGCTCGTCCGTTACCTGCATGTCGTCATTTCCTCCGCTCCTTCAGCAGCTCCGCCTCGGAGTCGAACAGCTCTACCAGCTCCACGAGCGCGGCCGGCTCGAGTATCCATGCCGGGCCGTGGGGCCAGCCGTAGCGCTTGACTTTCGCCCACAGGCCGTAGGCGGAATAAAATTCCGGGGTGAGGTAGCCTTGCACCTCGCCCCGCCTTATTGCCCATTCCCGAAGGGCTATTTTTTCGTTTGCGTACTCGCCCCGGAGTTCCCGCCCGTGCCATCCGTCCCAGACAAGCCCGAAGGCGATCCGAAGATTTTTTTTTGCGCCTCGGTCAGGGTGTCGGCGCACACCTCGGCGCAGATCACGTCCACCAGCGCGTTCATGCCGACGAAGCTCGACTCCGCAAGCTCGGCCCCGCTGGTAACGAGAAGCTCGTTCCCGTCTGCGTCGGTGATGGCAAGGTTCTTTATCGCCCCCACGTTGCTGCGCAGGATGCGGGACGCGTTGTAGCGCACCCTGACGGACCTCTCCGATTCCGTCCCGCGCTGGGAGCCCTCCCACCACGCGACCTCGCCGCGCTCCTCGGCCGTCGGGCGGATGATCTCCACGGACAGCCGCTCGTGCTCCGGCAGGTCAAGGTTGCCGTTGACGCCCGGGTAAAACGTGTATTTCTTGTTGGCTGCAAATTTCATGGCGCCTCCCCTTTAGCCCAGGTCGCTTTCGCCCGCGCCGGCTGGGGGGACTGTTGCCGGCTGCGGCACGGTGCGGTAATAGACGCACGGCTTGCTCTTGCCGTCCACGCGGTAGTTGAAGTTGAAAGGCACGAGACCGTCAACCGGCTTGTCCATCTGGAAGGATTCCACGATGCTCGGCATGTACCGCCACATCTCGGTTTCCCCGGGGGTTTTGCTTTCCCGGTAGGAGACCATGAAGTGGTGCACCCTTGAGCTGGCCGTGCTCTTGGTGACGTGGCCGTCACCGCCGTCGGAAACGACGGCGCCGAATTCGTTGATCAGCTCGCGCTGCTCCTGGCTGTCAACATCGACAAGGCCGTTGATCGACCCCGTCTGCTCCTTGAAGGCGGAAGGCTCGTAGGCACGCGATCCTGACTCCACGTCGATCTGCGTGGTCACGTCGTGCGCCTGGCCCTGCGCGGCGGAGCTCACGTCGGTCGTGAACGCCAGCTTCCTGAGCGCCATTGGGACCAGGGAATCCCCCGCTGCCAGTCCCTGCCCCTCAATGGCAAAGTACACGTCCCCCTCCTCCAGCGGCCTGCCGTCGGCATCCGGATCCTTTTCGGGGATACCGCTCCCGCTTTCGGCGACGCTTTTTATTTTGTGCCAGCCGCTTTTCGCGACCACGGCGCCGCCGCCGCCCTCAAGCGCCGCACCGAACTTTACGCCGTAGAGGAACCCCTCTTTCCCGGTAGGTCTCATAATTTTCCCTCCTGTGGGCCGCTGCCTTCCTGACAGCCTTGCCCGATAATGTGCGCCGGGTAAGCTATCGAGACTTCCCAAGCCTCAACGTAGCTCACCGGCATGGATTTTCTTTCCTCGTCAGGATACTCGAAGCGCCCGGCCTGCCGCCGTGCCCAGAGCGCCTTGAGCCTGTATTCTTTGTCCGCCGTTACCGTTAGCTGCATGTTGCTTTCGGCAAGCGGCGGCAGCTTGCGCGACGCGACTATCGTGTCCGTGAGCCACTTGACATGCGTTCCCTCGCTCCTGAATTCCGCGTTGAATGCTATTCTTTCCCACCCCAAATTTCCGGCATCAGGGTTTTGCCCGTCGATTCCCGCTGGCTCAATCCCCGCAAAATACAGGTCGACGCGGGGGCGGTTTGCGGAAACCGCCTGCGGCATGAGAACAGCGTCTATCCCAAGTGCGCGGATTGCTTCCAACAGCGCGTTCACAATTTTTTCCATGCTAATTTTTCCCTTTGAGCGAATTTGAAACGCCTTCCTTAATCAGCTTCATAAGATGCTGGTTGTCTTTTTCGTCAATGTATAAAAACGGTCGCGCCGGGATTTTTACGGAACGTGATATAATAAATAAAATAAATTCCTTTCCACGCTTGCCGGTTTTCCCTGTGCTTTTCTTGTATGCGAAATATGCCCTGCCGGCCCTGAAAAAACCGTAGCCGTCCGCTTCCATCGCGCTTATAAGCGAGCGCGGCGTGTGCGCCCCGTAGGAGCGCATCAAAGTCCTGGTTTTCGCGCCAGCCGGAACAAAGAGCGCCTTTGCGTTTTTCGGCATTATGGTGCCGCCTTCCTGTTGGATCCTTGCGTATTTAAGGTTGGTGCTCGCGTCGGCCCACATGTCTCCGGAGTGGGGGGCGATGCTTTTCGTCAGCTCGCCGTTGTCGCGCAACGCCTGGCTTCCCCGTTTTACTTCCTGAGTCAAAGGCGCGTTGGCGGGGCTTATGCCGCCGTTGATTTTTCCTAACGCGCTGCTTTGCAAATACATTGCAGCTTTTTTCATCGTAGGCGCGAGACCCGCCCCGATTCTTTTCGCGTAATCGGGAGGTCTCTTTATTACTTTAACCCCCATATCGCGGAGTCTCCGGCGTGGCAACCGCCCCGGACGCGGAGCCAAGGCCTTCGTCGTGTTTTGTCGCGATACTGCCGAAGTACGTCTCGATTAGATCCGCCGCGTCCTGCTCGTTCGCTTTCGCGCGGCTTTCGTTTCCGATGTAGGAAAACAGTTCGTAAATCGCGCGTTTCAGTACGATGGTTTTTATAACCTCGTCTGACTCGTCATAAGTTTTTCCTGTGGTCGCCACCTTGCCGTATACCCAGACAACGGCCTTGTGAATGGCGCGTTCCTTTACGGCGTCATCGGCATAGGACGCCGTGCGAAGGTCGTCGGGATTCAACTCTTTTTTGAGGTCATCTGTCGTTATAATTGTTTCCGGTATTGCCACTTTCAAAACTCCTTAAAAAAACAGTCTCTTTTTCCTTGGCTACCGCACGGATCGTGGAGACGCATATTAATCACCTCCTTACTAAAAAATGATTGCCGACCATATTCCTCCCCGGCAATCTAATACCATATTTGCTACCTGCAACGGTTTGGGGCAGGGAGAGGGATCGAACCTCTTCATTCCAACTTACCCTGCCCGCAGCTTTACGCTGTCTGGAACTTGCCGAACACGATTCCCTTGCGGTTGATCAACGGGAAGGGTTTGCTCTTTACGTAGAGGTCCTCGCCCCTCTGATCCGTTCGCACTTTGGTGAACGCGTAGAACGGCACCGCCTGATTCATGACAACATCGTCAAGACGCAGGTACGGAAGCTTCTGCCCGGCGTTGGTCGCGCGCGCCATGATTTCCAAAGGCTCAACCATGCGCTTGGTTGTCTTCGCTCCGGTGCTGTCGATATCGATCCATGAATCGTTGTCCATGAGTATCTCGAAACCTGCGATGTTGATTTTCCCGACGCCCGGCACGACCGTGTAAGCCTTCTGGTTTGCCGCTGCGGTGATGATCGCCTGGTACACGTCAAGCGAGGCGATGAACTCAATCGGGCCGCCGACCCCCTGCTCGTTTATCGCCGCCGTAAGCTGGTTCAGATAAATGATGAGGTTCGCGATTGTCATGTTCGGCAACGTGGAACCAAAGGTCAGCCCCTTGATGTCGCCGTATGAGACCACGTAACGGCTCATCGCGGTTCCCGCCTGCATCATGTAGTCGATTTCCCCTCGGTGCGCCTGGGCGCAAAGGGCGCGTGTGGTTTCGCGCACTACGCGCAAATGATTCGCGATTCTCTCGTCAATCATCTGCTGCTTGCCCTGGTCGGTCGCCCTCTCGTAGTTGTCAACTTCCACAGCAGTGAAGATGTCGTCAATTTCGATCGGCATGGGCTCGATCACCTTCGCGGACATTCCGGTTTCGGGCCTTACGCCTAACGCGCCGCGCTTGATTACGGGAACATTCCCGTATTCCGCTTCAAGTTCCGCCACAGCGATGTGCGTGGAATTTTTAAGAGGACGGTTTGTGAAATAATTCATCGCGTTTGACACGATCGGGGCGTTCTCGCCGATGATCCTCTCGACGTCCTGGGGTTTTATCATTATTGCCATTGCCTA